GCCTGCAACCTTGGGTCTCTATATGATTTGTAACGCGTCATGCCGCACCAGCCATCAGCGCCATAACTTCGGCTGGGATCGGGTCGGACAGTTCCATAAGTTGGCCTTCGCGCGCCATCGTCAGAACGGTGGTCATGCTGTGCCCCCGGCTTTGTCGCGCAACTTGATTTCTGCCGCGTCCAGCTTTTCTGCCATGACCCTAGCCTCATCTTGCGCATCTGCCAGTTGGCGTTCCAACTCTGCGATGTAATCCATTGCGTCCCACGCCACGCGCGCAACGCCANNCGCTGGCATGACGCGCATATCTTGGACGTAGTGACCAGCCACATCAGCGACGAGTGCAACCCGTTCAAGCCGATGGCGCATGATGAGCGTATCTTCGCGCCGCGTCATGCCGCACCGCCGTTCAGACGCGCCAGAACTTCGGCTGGGATCGGGTCGGACAGTTCCACAAACCGACCGTTGCGCGTCGTACTCAGAACGGCTGTTGGGCTGTCCACCCGCATTTCACTGACGTACAATGTAATGGTATTGCCATCGCTGCGGTTGGTGGCGAATACACACCCATGCACAAATTTCGGTCGCGGCGCATCGCCGATGAACATCCGCGCGAGATCGTCGTTCAGAACGTGATCCCACAACGCGCGCAATGCGGCTTCGCTGGTCAAGGTCATCATCATTGCACCCACTCCACATGCACCGCGTCATGTGCCGCGTTGGCGATCACCTTTGATACAAACCAACCAGCAAACAGCGCGGCGATAAAACCTGCGACCCACACCAGCCGGGTGCGCGTTCTGGCGCGGCCNTCAGCAATCGTGCGCGCGNGATATTCTTCCCAATGGTTCATTCTATCACCTCACGAACGTGGATGATTGGCCCGAAATCTGTATCAGGCCAGTCTTTTTTCAGCCGATCCAGAAAGCTTTCGGCGTCTGACTTGTTTTGGTACATTTGCCCTGAAACCGCCCACCACTCGCGCGGCTCGACGTGTGTCTTGGTGACGCGGAAGGCGATGATGCTAGATTGATCGCCGCTCCAAAAAAACTGTTCCGCGGTTTCGCCTGAGACAGTGCCAGACAATGTGGCGACTTCCACGATGCTTTCAGGATGCACCGGGCATTCCCCGCCGTTCCAGCCGTGCCACTTGCCGTCGTTGTAATCTGTCATTTCCACATCCCTTCAAGCTTGGCCAGCGCAGCCTTTGCGCGGGCGATTGTATCTTCATCCTCGCCCAACCTAATCAGCACATCCACGCGGCGGCGGGCGGCTGCAATGTTCAGAGCCAATGCGGCTGGCGTCATAGCCTCCACGCCAAAACCATCATCGCCGTTCATCACAAATCATCCTTGATGTGGTCGGACAGTGCGGCCAGATTGCGCAGCCGATCCGCCAGCGGGTGCCCAGCTTTGCGCGCAGCTTTGGCAGCTGCATAAGCCGCTTCATTCAATGCCGTGACGGCCAGCGCCAGCCGGTCAGCGTCTGCAATCTTGGCGCGGAATGCCGTTTCTTGCGCGTCCAAGTCGATCATGTCACCGTTCATCGTTCTCTATCCTTGTGCTTCACTCTACGCCACCAGACTACACACCGTGTGCCCACACTGTCAACCCGCGTTTTGCCTTGACGTGCCCCCGCGATCAACATTATTGTGGGGACATGAAAGAAGCATCCATCAAAATCCGCATCGAGCGCACCAGGCTTGAAGCTTACCACGCAGCCGCTGAGGCGCGCGGGCAAAAGCTGTCAGATATGGTCCGCGAATACCTAGATACACTTGTGCGGCGGGACAAAAAGACCGGCGCATAACCAAGCATCTGCCATAGGCAGCATCCGCCACGGGACGGCTTCCCGCAACATGAAAGGCGCAAGACGAGGCCGAATAGCGGTATCGAAGTTGGTCTACCCCAAGCCCCGTGGTGCTAACCGAATGCGCCAAAACATCCGACAACGCCACGGGGCATCAATCAACAGGTGACTTATGATCGAGACGGAACGCGACCTGAAACTGCGTCAAATCGCACAACTCCACCGCACGCAAATCCAAGGCTGGTATGACGCAGCAACCATGCTGCGCCAGCCGTTCCCCGGTGAAATCGCCGCACTCCATGACCGCGCCGTCATTGCTGGCGTTGTCCTGAAAACCTAGCCGCGACCCTTGCGCAACGCAAACAACCGCATAACCTCGGCCTCAACGCGCGGGCGCATCTGTGCCGGTATCTTGCCAAGCATGTTGCGCCGCGCGCCCTTGTCCGGCTGTTGCAGCACCATATCCGCCGCCTCGTAAATCGCAATCCTAGCCCATGACCGGATTGCTTCGTCGGCGTCATCCCATGCCGTCTTGCCGCTCAGAAGATCGTCAAGCAACTCGCTAGGCTTTCTTACATCACCAGCGCGATACGGCATCAAATCAACCCGTGCCAGTCATTGAACGCCTGCCATGCAGCGTCACAGCCGAACGCCACGCAGGCAAACGCGCCAGCATTCGCAGCGGCATTCAGGTAGTCAATCTGACCATCCTGCCATGTGCATTTTGTGCGGTCCCGGCGCTTCAACTCGCAAACAAACGCCACCCGCGCCGGAATGATGATGTCGCTTGCGCCCGCGGTCATACCCTCGGCCCTGTGCTTCATCACCGCCGAAAACTGCCCAGCACGCTTTAAACCTTCGTTGCGCGGGTGGATTGCCAGCTTGCCCCATGTCTCAGGATATTGCGCCCGAACGCGGTTAAAGAACGTCATTTGCTCTTGATCCTCGTTCGGGCATTTGCCACGGAAATCAAGATCGCCATACACGCGGAACGCAGCGCCGTCCAAGTCACTCAGGCGCATGGTCAGGCTCCTTGTTGTATGCCTTGATATCGAAAAACCCGGTATCCGCATTCTTCTGATAGGTCACACTGCGCGGGGCGGTTTCCCCGTTGTCGGTCGCCTTGGCCCATACGTCATAGCTGGCGCGGGCTTTCCAGTGATCCGCATCGGGGCTAACCCATGTTGTGAACTGCCGAAACGGCGTGACCCATTCCACCCTGATCGTCTTGTTGCCGTTGCGGCTTACTCCAGGCTTGCACTGCATCATCACAACCGCATCCGTTTGCAGCTTGGTCGGGTCGCGTTTCAGCGCCTTGAAATCAGACCTGAGCTTGTCATTCGGGTCAACAATCTCTCCCTTGCACTCGCAGCAATATCGAGCCGCTATGTCGTTGTCGGCTTCGCAATGCGGGCATTCCTTGAACGTCCACCGATACCGGCACCGCTCGTATTCGCCGCGCCTGCCCGACTGAACATAGCCCATGCACCGGCGCCCGTAGTGGCCTGGGATCGGTCCGTATTCGCTCTCGATCCTGTTGCCGTCCAGATCAAGCACATAGCCCGCGCCATCCTTCGGGCTGTCAAGATAATCCTTGTGCGCCGTGAACATGTTTTCATGGCTGCACTCTGGGCATATGCATCCCAGCCCTTTTCCGCCATCAGATGCCGCCTTTGCCTCGATCACGGGCGCAAACAAGTCACCATCCGGGCAATGGTCGTCAAGATTGGTTGTGTAGTCAAGCACCAGACAGTCAGTCTTACCCGGGCTGAGACGCAAGCCACGCCCGATGATTTGTTGCAGCAGCCCAACGCTTTCCGTCTTGCGCAAGATCGCCACCAGATCGACGTGTTCGGCATCAAAACCTGTCGTCAGGACTGACACGTTCACCAGATACTTGATGCGCCGCGACTTGAACGCCTTGATTGTGGCGTCACGTTCGCCCTTTGGCGTGGTGCCGGTAATGAGTGCAGATAGCTCTGGTGGCAGGCTGGCAAGCACTTCCTGAGCATGCTGGACTGTCGCAGCAAAGATCATCACGCCATGCCGGTTTTGCGCATGCGCAACAATATCCGCCACGATGCCGGATGTCTTGCGCCCATGCCCGTGATACGCCCGATCAACGGCAGCATCATCAAACTTGCCCATCCGGTTCGCGGTCAATCCGCTGGTGTCATAGCCTTCTGCGTTGATTTGACCGATGATTGGCGGGGTCAGAAAACCTTGCTCGATCAAGTACGGCGCGCGGATCTGATACACGCACTTTGCAAAGTATGGATCGCGCGCCACGTCATCGCCGTTCATGGCACCGTTTGAGTGTTCGCGGAACACCCATCCTGTACCTAGTCGATATGGCGTTGCCGTAAACCCGCAAACCCTCAGGTTCTCGTTAGCTTCCCGCATGGCATCGATGATGCTTATCAGGGTCGGCGTGATGCCGTGGCACTCATCAACCACAACCATTGCATAGCCGTCATTGCCTTGCCGTTGAAACGCGCTGATACGGTTTTTTACGGTCAATGGTGATCCGAACACGACAGGATGGCGTAGGTCTTTTGCCCCTGCGGATGCGCTGAAAAGGCTGGCGCGGTTTCCCGACGCCAAATATTTTTCGCGGTTTTGCGTCACCAGTTCAGCCGATGGGGCCAAGCACAGAATGCGCTTGCCGGTCATCTGGTGAATTGACGCCGCAACGGATGCAATCATGTGCGATTTGCCCGCGCCGGTTGCGGCTTCAATGCAAAACGGCGCGACGCTCTTGCGCATCCACTCCACCGCCGCGTTGCATCCTTCCTGCTGATATGGGCGAAGGGTCATGTCACTTCACCTGCCAATAGCTGGACGCCTTGCCGCGCCATTTCTCAAGATCGGCGTCGGGCAGCAATTCCTTGATGGCTTTGGCGTAGGAAACAGCCCCTGCCTTGGATACCTTCGTCAGATTGCGGCCTGCAAATACCGCATCCTTTTCCCCGGCAATCCGCACCATTTCAGCAATCAATTCCGCCTTGCGCGCCGTCGCGTTGTCAATAGCATCAAGGATCTGGTCGTATTCCGCCACGATCCGCGCAGCTTCCGGCGTATCAATGACATGCCGCTTTGGGGCCAGATGCACATCCGGCGTTTCCCGTTCTGCCAGATATTCTGCATAGAACTGTCGCAGTTTGGGCATGTTTTCTGCATGCCATTCGTGATCGAACTCAACCCGCTCTGTCAATGTTCCGCCCGTGGCCCACTGGTAAAAATGGCACCATTCCCTGCCTGTAACCCAAAGCTGAAACTGGACCTGAGCGTAGTAGTGCGGTTGTTCTGCAATCGACTTGAACTCAGGAACGGCGTCCTTGCGCTTGCCAAACGGGCACTTTATTTCAAGCAACCATTTATCACCGATCAACCCGTCCGGGGATGCGACTGCCCAGTCTTCGCGGGTGACAAGCCCTACAGCTTCGACCTTGTTGCCGGTCTCCATCTGGTATTCAACCATCGCCCCGGCTTCGTTGTTGTTGCCGTATTCGGTTGCGATATTGCCGTCGAACTCGCTTTCCGCGCCATGCCATTCCCGCACCATTCGGCGCATGACGTCAGCGCGTGTCGAGTATGGCGCAAGCCCGAGGATTGCCCCGACGCTTGACGCTGTAATCCGACCCTTGCGCGCTTCAAACCATTCCGGCGATCTTTGTTCCATGAATATGTGACCTGTGATATATGTTGGATGTTGCGCCGCCGCTTTGGCTCTGAATACTCAGGCTAAGCGGTTCCACCCTGCAAAGCGGCGGCGCGGTTTGACTTCTATCCCTTAGAACGGGATTTCGGAGTCAAATGCACTTCCGCCAACGGTANCCGCCACCAAGCCCGCCATCAAATACGCCGCCGGTATCAGCCTTTGCCAATGGCT